CACGTTCGCCGCGCCCTGTGTGGCGGCCAAGTGTAGGGTAGCGAAGTGCGCCGCGTACAGGCCCACGCAGTAGCTCCACTGCGGACCGTAGCGGTCATATGATAAACTGGCCGTAGCCATCGTTATAAACTTAGTTAGGAGACCCTCGGAGAGCGCAGGGCCCACGATCGCGGCGAACTGCGGAAAGTCCGCATAGAAGTCGTCGAGAGAATAAGCAGGCCCCGCCCCATAGGAGAGATTAGCGGCAATTGGCTTCAGAGCTCGAAGGCTCTCAGTCGCGGACAAATCCGTGCCGTAATTAAAAACACTGTCCATAGGGCGGGTCCTCCTTCATTTTGGTGTATTATTCGCCGAGTAGGTCGGCGGACTTTTGTGCTTCTGCGGCGTCGTCGATGACTTTTTGGTCGTCGATGGCCTTTTGTTCTGCGGCGGCAATATCCTCCGCGATTTTCTGTGCTTCTGCGGCCTCTTTGGCGGCCTTTTTCTCGGCGTTGACTAAGGCTAAGCCCTTGAGCGGCTGACCCTTAGCGTCGACAAGACCTGTGAGCGTTGTGCCTGCTTTCGCGGCGGCCATTCTTTCGTCGACGGCTTTTTGTACCGCGGCTTCGAAGGCCTCTTTGTCGACTGCCGTGACAGGCGGTTCTCCGACCATGGAGATGTCGCCTGTCCTCAGGCCGAGCATGAAATTGTCGTCCTTGAGGACCCATGCGGGCACGGGTCCAATGAACTCATGAGGGACGACTATGGAGTCCGCGCCCACGCCGAAGCGGAACGCGGTTTTGGTACGTATAAACGTCTTTGTGCTGTCTGCCATCTTTTGTCTCTCCTTCTCTTAGATGCCGTCGAAGTATTGAATCGTCTGCGTGTAGAACAATTCAACTTCGGAGATGTTTGCCGCGTAGTTGGTGTCGTAAGACTGATTACGCGGTGTGTACATGGTGCGCATACGGGTGAGCGGCTGAAGCTCTTCAACAGCCATGAAGCGCTCGTCGTGACGATACACGGCCATACGGTCGGTAACGCCTGCGCCTGCGCCCTTGCCGTAGAGGGACACGCCAAACTTGAGCTCGGTGCCGAAGTGTTTGGCGATGTTGTTCTCTTCGAGGAAGGTCATGACGCTGATCGAGCCGAGTGCGGAGATTTTCGTGCTGATCAGGAGGTTGAACTGAGCGAACGGCAGGAGGATGTGATTCGGGATAGCGCTCATGTCATTTCCGCCTGCGTCCCACACGGTTTGAATGGCGGTGTTGACGTCGTACAGAATTTCGTCGGCGGTCTTGTGAGCCCAGTCACGAGGTGTGCCTGAAGCCGCGCCCTGTGCGACGAGACCATGGATGACAGCCGGGTTGTTCAGGAGGCCGTATGTGCCGTACTTTGCGAGGCCGAGGAACACGTTTTTGTCCATGTGCTTCTCGTAATTGAGACGGACGCCGTCACTCAGGAGCTTGTCAAGGCTACGGCCAGTGATGTTCTGACGGAGCATATCGAACTCGTTGATGCTGATGGGCTGAATGAAAATGTGGGTCTTATAGATGTCTTTGCCGAAGTTGGCCTGAATAACGGGCATGACATCCGCGCCATTGGCGGCGACGTTGGCGTCGTCATCGGAGCCTGCGGAGCCGTAATTGATGTTCAGGTTGGACAGGAACTCAACCCATCCGCCGCCAGTTCTCACCGGGATGTTGTCTTCCCAAGTGAACGTGGTGAGGGGCTCGCGGACGAGCGGGTCGCGCTTCTCAAGCTCGGAGGTCAAGAATGCGCCAGTGGAGGAAGGAGCGGAGGCGTCTGAGGCTCTCATTGTTGAGCCTGTAGCGCCGCCGTCACGGGCGACCATGTTGGCCAAGCCCTGAGAGACGGCATCCTGTCTGCCGCCAATGCTGAAGTTGCCGCCCTTTGTATCAAGGGCATTGAGAACGGTAGTGCCTACGTCTTTATGTGACATTCTGATACCTCCTACGAGTTGTTACGGCTCTTGATGACGAGCATCGCGACACCGTTTGAGTCAACTGTTGTGCCCCACGTACAGTTGGTTAGAGCTACTGTGTTTGTGCTGTCCGCGGCGGCCTCAAAGCCACCGATAGGCTTGCCTGTGGCGGCGGCGGCAATACGGACGAACACTGCGCCGTCCTTGGCCGGGGCGTTGACTGCGGCGTTGTTGCACTGGACCATGACAGCACCGCGCTCCATGACAGGGACAGCGGCGGCCAACGGGTAAGAACCGAGGGTCGGCGCGAGGTATGTGTTGGCTGACTGGACGTGAGCCATGGCGACACCCTTGAAGTTGGCCAGTGTTGGGGTCAGGCCTGTTGCGCCTGCGACTGCGACGCCCTGTGCGCCGTTTGCATCGTTAAGTGCGAAGACGGGCAGACCGAAGTCGAGCTGAGCGTCGCCTGTTTTCGGGAATGTCTTAACGAGATGATCACCCTGCTCGGCGTACGAGCCGACGAAGCCGTTGAGCAGGTTTTTGCCGATTACGATACCTGACATATTATTTTACCTCCGCTTTCTTATTGTGAGGGTTGCGAGCGTCGTAGGCCTTTTGAGCCGCGATGGACGCGTCCTCGTGCTTCTTTGCGGCGTCTGCGGCTGTCGCCTTTGCGGCGTTGCGCGTAGTGCCGACGATCTTGCCGTAGGTGCTGTTGTCGGTCGAGATGCCGTACGCTTTGCGAATGTCCGCGGCGGCGTCTTTGGCGCGCGCTTTAAACTCAGCGTTGTCGGGGAAGGCTTTGCGGAGCGTATCGCGAACGATGCGCGCGGCAGTGGCGGCGTCGGAGCCCATCAGCTTGATGTCCTCGGGAGGAACGCTGACGTCATCGTCATTCTCGACGGGGTCATAGGTTTCCTTACCGTCGCCGTCGATGCCTGTGTCATTGTCTTCGGCGACAACGGGAACGGCAGGAGCTTCACCCTCTGCTTTTTCCTCTGCCTCCTCGTCATCGGGGATGAGCTGACTGAGGTCGTCTTCGTCCTCGGCGGGAACTTCTGCGGGTGCCTCTGCGGCGGGCTGTGCCAATTCTGCACAGATGGGCTTGAGCATCGTCACTAACTGGGCGAGAAGCTCTTCAACGGAAGGGGCTTCATCCTGCGCGGGCTCGGTCAGTTCTGCGGTCGGGGCGGGAGCCTGAGCCTTTGCGGGAGCCTCCACAGTCGGTGCGACAGGGGCTTCGTCTTCGACGTCTTCTTTAGGTGCATAAATGCCCTCGATCGCCGTTACGAGCTCCTCGGGCGTTGCGTCTTTGGCGAAAGACTTAATCATCCTACCAAAGATTGTGTTTTTGCCCATAGGTTGTGGTCTCCTTTCGATATTGGGTCTTGCGTCTTTTATTGCAACACGGCTCCCTGCGCGCCCGTCCTTGACGATCGCGATGTGGTTCCCGCGGATTGCACGTTGTTCTAGGGTCTTGTTGGGATTCTGGAAAATCGTATAGTTATAGCCACAGCTTACTTCGCGTTTGCCCTTCTCGACATCCTCGATGAGCTGTGGGTCCGTGATCATAATGTCGGCGAGCGTGTACCCTTCGTCCTTGCCTGTGCCTTTGCGGACGTTGTGTACGTGCCCTCGGCCATAGACGTGGATGTTCTCAGCGGTGACGTCCTCAGGCGGGTGCCCATCGCAGACAGGCTTCATCTCGAAGGAGGCCATCGCGTCGGCCGCGAATACTTCGTCGGGCCGTCGCAGTACGCTAAACTCTTTGTCGGACTCGTTCGGACCTGCAAAGGGCCCGATCTCGCACCCGAGATACTTGTACACCCCGATGCGATTGATTGGGACATCATGACAAATTAAAAACCCCTCAGGGGTCTTAGTCATGTGCGGCGATATTTTAGAGCCGTAATATGCGGTTGCCATTCGTCATCGCCCCTCTGCCTTTTCGTACCGTTCTAAAATCTCAGTGTAGATTTTATCGTGGTCGTTCTCATCGTTCGTGATCTCGATGAGCTTGTCGCGGTCCCTGATCGGAGCGAGCGCGATAAGTTGTAAGCCTATCGCGATCGCGTCGTTCTCCATTCGTTTTGCCCGCCGTAGGACTTCGAGATAACTACTCATCGTCATCGGGCTCCTCTTCAAAGAGGATACCGTGATCGCCCTCGTAGGGCTCGCGGTGATTGTGCCGACGGGAGAGTATGTCCTCGGGAATGCCCTTCGGGAAGGCCTTGCAGGTCATCTTGTTGTAGTCCTGCAAGTGCACACAGTTGAAGCACTGCTGACAGGTCAGCGGCGGGTCGATAAATTTAACGTCTTCGTCCATTTAAGCCCCTCCATGCTGTTTTTTGTACTGCGCCTCGATGAGCTCACCGATGAGCTTCGCGGCGGGCCGGGGATTGGGGTTGTTTGTATACTCTGACCACGCTTCAGCCGTCATCTCGCGGATGTTCGAGGCGGCGTATGTGCTGATCGTGTCCGTCATCTTGGCGTTGAAGTTCTTTTTACTGTCGTAGCCTGAGCTCAAACAGCTATTCCATATTGCTTGCACCTCAGGGAGCTTCGAGATACCGAGTAGTGTGTCAAGCGAATGCCCGACCTCGTGGTCCACGATGCTCTTGATTGTTGCACAGCCCTCGGGGTGAAACTTTGAGGCCACGCCCTGTGCGACTGAGGCTTTGAATAGCTCGGCGTTCTTGCCCCACTTGGAATTTACACAGACCCCCGCGAGATGCGGCGGATGCCCGCAAGCCTGCGCGTAGTTGTTGCCCGCGATCTTCTTCGGGTTTTTCGTGTAGGTCTTGGCCATAGCCTCGAGCTCGGTCTGTGTCTTGTTCGGGTAGGTGTTTTTGAAAGAAGCGAGCTGATCTTTATATCTTTGTTCATACTGTACCTTGTTGCGATACTGCGCGGTGCCGACGACAACGAACTGGTCACGAAGCATCGGGAACTTTGAGACACTCTCGTGTATTGATTGATTCCATTGGTTTGCCACCTCGATGTGACAGCCTGTGTAATCCACCTTGGTGGCGATGTTGTTGTCCATGGCGGGTGTGAATGGCACTGACGGCGCTTTAGGCTTCGGAGGCGCGACAGGCTTCGGCGGCTCTGCGGGCTTAGCCTTGGGCTTTGGTCCGCCATTCTTTGCTACGAAGTCGTTGATCAAGCTGTTCATGTCGGTGTTCACGTCGACCTTGGCCTCGCTCTCAATCCAGTCGCCTAGGTTGTCGCGCCACGTATCGAAGTCGTAGCCGTTGACATCAGGCAGGCCGAGTTTTGAGTTGACCTGTTGGTCGGACATTTGTAGCGCCTGCTTTAGAAGTCCGCGCCGTTTTGTCTTGAGCTCCTCTTCGGAGGGTCCTGCGGGCTTCGGAGGCGCGGCAGGCGGCGTCGGCGCTTGTGGTGGCGCAACAGGAGGCGTCGGCGCTTGCGGCTTCTCTGCGGGCTTCTGAGAGCCCTTCTGGAAGAGCGCGATCGCGTCCTTGAGATCACCCGTGCTACCGTCGAAGTCGGTCTTGGCCCAGTGGTTGAACTTTTCCCACTGCTCGACGGCCTTGGCATACTGTAGGCCCATACCGAAGTGTGGTCTCAGCTCCTTGGCCTTCAGTGCGAGCGCGGCCATGTAGACATTCGCCTTGTTATGCTCCTGCGCGTTCTTTGGCCCTGCGCTTTGCTTGGGCGGGTCATTCTTCCACCACCCGCCGACGGGCTTGCCCTGCGCGCTCTTAGGCACGTTGCCGCCGATGATGTTGCCGTTGTCGTCGAGCTTGACGCGGCGGCCCTTGTGCGCCGTGTCGCCCTCTTTTTTCTTACCGCCAAGCGTTACCCATCGGTCGTCGTTTGCCCTCAGCACGGGGCGTTCTTGCAGTGCAACGGCGGCCGTTAAGACCGCCGAGCACATTAATAGCTTTAGTTTGTCACGCTCCATACAGGCACCTCATTCGTGCTCATACTCCTCGCAGTCGGCACCCTCGAAGAGTACCTCGGAGGGCTTACTCTCGGGATATGGGAACTTTTCGCAGACGCCTTTTGTGTACTGCGGGCCGCCGAGGCCCCCGCCCTTTTTGAACTTGCAGTCTCGGCATACGATTGTGTCAGCTACTTGTCGGGCCGACAGTTGTTCATTTTTTTCCACTCTTCGGTCCCTTCTTCTCAGCGGGGCGGTCGAGCACCTCTATGTCGAGATAGGTCGTGCCGCCTGAGCGCTCAATCTTTGTGACGCGGTAGTTGTAGCCGCGGTTGATGATGACCTCAAACTCGCCGCCGAAGTCACTCTGCTCCTTGTCACCGTCCCACCCGGCGCTCTTTGTACCCTGACCGTACGAGCTGAAGGGCTCTGCATAAAGCATCTGTGTGCCTTTAGGCGCATAGATATTGAATATACAGCCGTTGCCCGTGAAGCCGTGGCCCTTTGCCGCGCCTGTAGATAAGAAGCCTGCGTCTTGCACGGTCTTACCAAGGAGCTTCGTTTTTAGCTCTTCGATGTCGCCGTAGCTGAGGTCGCTGTCGCTGACGCCTAAGAACGGGGCCGCGCCGCTGTGATCGACTCCGCGCTGTAGCCACATATCGAAGTCATACGTCGACTTGGAGATCGTGTCTGTGAGGTGCTGAATGCCCTCGGCTTGGCCCTCGTTATCAAGGTCGACGCCGCCGACGCCTTTAAAGTTTTGCTTGCCCCAACTTTGGTTATAGCCCCGTAGCGGCCTGTTGAAGGCCCCTGAGCCTGAGGTGTATGTGTACGCGGCCTTTTTGGCCTCGTGTGGTAGCGTTTTCCATAGCGCGCCCAGTGTGGGTCGCAGGGCCTTGTCAGCCGCCTTCGGACCCGTGTAGCCTTGAAACCACTTCGCGCCATCTTTGCGTTCCTGTGTGTAGCTCGCGGCCTTTTGCTTGCTCATCTTTTTCTGCGGCTTTGCGGCAGGAGCCGCAGGCTTGGCCGTTGGGTTGTTTTGTTTCCACTGCTCAAACTCGGTCTGTGCACCATAGATTGACGGCGTATTGCCGCTGAACTTGCCTGTGTTCACGAAGTCCTTGAAGTCATCATACTCTGCCTCAGTGAAGCCGAGCTCGTCGGCAGTCCATCCTTGGAACTTATCTATAACGTCGTTGGTGTTATACTGTTGGTCCTGCGTCAGGCCGCTGTTCTTCGGGTCTTTCGCCTTGTAGAACTGCGCGATCACGCCGCCGATGTTGAACGTATTGCCGTCGAAGTCTTTTTCAATCCAATCAACTAAATCGGATTGATCTTTCATATCAAGGCCGTAGCTCTCGAGGTCATCCCAGTTGTTCGCCTTGTACAGGACCGCCTCTACAGCGTCCTGCTGTGCGGCTGTCAGCTTCTTCTTGGCGGGCTTGCCGTCCTTCTCATACTCTTCGTAGGCGTTCAACGCTGTCCAAAAGCCCGAGTCGGTAGGCTTATACTCGTTATTGACAAAGTCCGTGAAGGTCTTGGCCGACTCCTCAGGCGTGAGCCCGAACTCTTTGCCCGACAGGGTGATGCTTGAGGGGTAGAACTGCATGGAGTCGAGGACATCACTTTTGATGGAGAGCTCACTCTCGGTCCACTTCGATGTCGGCGTTGCGGCCATTTTCTTCTGCTCGAGATACTGTAAGATCGCGCCGTCAGGCGTATCGGCTTTGCCGTCAAACTTCTCGTCGAGCCAAGTGACAAAGTCGCCCTGAAGCTCGGTCGCGGTAAGCCCCGTGTTCGGATATTGGTCGGCCCACTCTTTGGACTCGCCCCACGTTAGCGCCTGAATGCTGTCCTTGATAAACTTTTTGTTCTCTTCGCTCGCAGTGCCTGCCTGCTCTTTTTTCCACTGCCCGTATTCGCCTAGGGCGTTGTACAGGATGTTCGAGTCGCCGCTGTAGTTGTCGATCATCCATT